TTTGAGTCGATGACGGTCACTTCTCCATCGCAATTACCTTGCTCTAGTATGTAGCCAACAACGGATCCTTTTTTTGAAAGGTCAACTGGCCGACCAATATTTAGTGCGGTATTTTTGTACGATCCAGTAAGCTCAATTCCATCATATAGTATCTTTAAATCTTGGATTGATATTTCGTACTTATTTACTGTCAAGATTAGGGAAATTATTTCACTATAAAATCCTTCTGGTACAGGTCCATTTGTAATTGTTAAACGTGGCAATCTGTTATTTGATTCTGCGAGTTCGGTATATAAATTTTTATATAAGATGACTTCTTTTGGGTTTGTATCTCTTAGATCGCTTATTACGATAATTTTTTCATGAATAACAATATCTATAAATATAAGATTTGGTAGTTGTTTACTTATTACTAAGCTTTCAACACTTAAATTGTCTTCATAAAATTGACCAAAATCAGATTCATTAATGAACCAAATTGATTTACCTTGAACGAAGCCAAAAGAGCTGTAATTTAAGTCAATATTTTTTTCATAATTAATATCGGTAACTGTATATTTTGAGGAAAACATTGATAAAAATGTAATCAAAGTTAAAAGAGAAAAAAACGAAAATATTGAGAAAGTCTTAAATGTTCTTTGTTCTAAATTTAGTAACTCATTCATTTTGTAAAGTCACCAATAAAAATAATCTCCTCTTCTAAAGTAATTCCAAATTTAGTTGATACTTTATCTTTTACATATTGAACAAGATTAAATAATGATATAGCTTTTGCACCCTTTTCAGCTACAAAGAAATTAGCATGCTTTTCACTAACGCGGACACCATCAATTTCATAGCCTTTGAGACCAGCATTATCAATTAGTTCACCTGCATAATAATCACTAGTATTTTTAAACACACTACCCGCATTGTAAATAGCTGCTGGTTGTGATTTTTTTCTCTTCTCATTAAAATCTGATAGATTTTTATTAATTATTTTTTTATCGCCTTTTTCAACTGTAAGTGTCGCACTTAAAATTATTTTATTATCAAGATTTTTTGATTTTCTATATGAAAACTCTAACTCTTCCTTTTTTAAAATTTCAATTTCAAATGTTTCCAAGTCGAAACATCTTAGATCCTTTAATAACTCAGAAAATTCCCAACCATAAGCACCAGCATTCATTTTTATTGCCCCTCCAACTGTTCCTGGAATGCCAATCAAAAACTCTCCGTTAGATAGTGAATTGTCTTTAAAGAATCTTGAGAGTTTAGGTAAGAAAACTGACGAACCTACTTTTATTTCAAAATTGTCTGACAACGTTAATTCTTCAAATTTAGGAGTAAGCACATTTCCATTAAAATCTTTGTCAGAAAATGCAACATTTGATCCTTTTCCTAAGATAACATTTTGTTTTCCTTTTATAATATTCTTTAGATTGAGATAGCTCATCTTCAGATTCAATACTTATAAAGTTTTTACAAATTCCACCAAACCTATAAGTGGTTACTTCTGATAAATTTACACTATTAATATTCATTTAAATATTTTAATATTTTTGGACCAAGTAAGGTAATATCACCAGCTCCTAGTGTTAATACTATATCTCCATTTTGTACTTTTTTGGACAAATATTCAGGTACATACCTTATAGACTTTAAATACTTTATACTTTCTTCTTCAAAGTTTTCAAACTTATTTGGTGGGTGTTTCAATAGTAATACATTTATATCCAATTTGGCAAGATGACCTTTCTTCATCAATTCATTTGTTTTTACAACCTTATAAGATGGACCAAACAAACCCTCTAATACCCACTTATGAGTCTCAGTTCCATCTAAAGTTCCTGTAAATCCATATCTATATTTCGCATCAGCTAATTTAGTCATGATTGATATAAGTGATTTTGATTTGAATTGATGTGCTTCATCACCAATGACACAATTAAATCTCTCAAAATATTTTCGAGGTAACTTATAAATTGATTGCCAAGTTGTTATAATGACTTGAGAATCAGTTTCTCTTTCTTTTCCAGCATATATTTTATGGCAAAATGATCCAACATTCCATCCATAGTCAGAAAAGTCTTTATACATTTGTTCAACTAAAGATGTTGTTGGAACAACAATTAAAATATTTTTCTTCTGTTCTACAAAATAACGTACTATTGAATAAATCATTAAAGATTTACCAGATGCAGTTGGACTTATAATTAATCTTCGATTGTGTTTTAAAGCGTCATATACACCATCTACTTGATAATCTCTAGGTTTATACTTAGAAATAGCGGTCATATAATCTTTTACACCTTCTAATGATATAAATTCGTTTACTTCAAATGGTAAACCATAGTATTCATTATTAACAAACTGATATGTATATTCGTGATCATTACAAAATTGTACTACTCTATCTAATAGTCCAACATATATTTCTCCCTTTTGAGGATTAAATAATCTTATCCTTCCGTCCCAATACTTATTTTTATATGATGGCATGAACTTAGCACCAGGTACTTCAAAAGTAAAGTAATCTGATAGTTCATAATAAACATGAGCTTCTGATTTTACAGTAAGATATATCTCATTCTTTTTTGAAATAATCAAATGAGACATAACATCTCCATCATTTAGTTTTATTTATACTAGCTTCTCTGGGTAAAATCTATACCTTCCATGTGATCATATTCATGCTGAAATACTCTTGAAGCGACTCCTTGAAGTTTTACTTTATGAGTTTTTCTATCAACATCTTCATATTTGACCACAATTCGATCTGGTCTTTTTATTTTTAGAAAAAGTTCTGGATATGACAAACATCCCTCTTCCATTTCAACTTCTTCGGAATATGTTTTAATGATGCGTGGATTGAAGCATACCATTATTTCATTATGTTCAATATCTCTCACCATCGCAAATGCTCTTTCCCAAATGCCAATTTGATTTGCAGATATTCCAATACCATTGTGATGTATCATATTGTCAATCAACACTCTTGATAAATGATGTCGATCTAAATTATAACTACATGATTGTATTTGATGATGAAATAATTGATGTTCTGGTTCAACTAATTCCTTTATAAAAGTTGCTCTTGGGGTAATCATTAGAATCCTGATTGAAACTTCTGCCATTCGATGGCATTTTTTATTTGATATGTACGACCTGAGATATTTCTAATTATCTCTTCAAGAAATTTAAGTGTGACATCATAGTATCTTATCTTCATGTCTGCTGTACTTAACTTCTCATCTGCCTCCATATGCCTCTGTATTGCGTCTTTCTCTCTAACCTTATACGGAAATGGGTCTTCTATATACACCTCTGCAGGTGCTTTTCCTGTGTAGTAGTTATATCTTTCTAAACGAATACGATTATATGAGTCTCTTGCCTTCTCTCTTAATAACGAAATAGTATTATATATCGTGTAGTATTTTGAATGAAGTTGAGGTATTTTTAATGATTCATTATGTAGGTTATCAGGATCAATGGTCGCATCACGCTCCCACATCTCTTGAATTTTTTCAAGATTCATAGACGATTAAATCCATCCTTATCAAATATATTATATACAGTATAACGCATAACTACCTCTGCTGTAAAGTAGTTGATGTCTGTCTCTGTAGCATCAAATTCTAATGAAGTAAGTCCAACTGGAAATAAATCTTGGAATTTAACTATGGCAACATTTTGAAAATTACTATTTAAAATATGTAAACTACCATCACTAAAAACTCCTTTTTCATCTCTAATGCCATCAGAGTCAGTAGTTTGATCTTTAAATTGTTGAGGTGTCTCAGGAAAACCTACACCCTTTAACCAGTTGTGTACTGCCATATAGTTTTCCATATTTTCATCAACAAGAAATCTTATTGTTAGATCTCCATATGTAAGTTTCTCACCAGGTATATCAATATCTTTTAGATAAGATGGTTGAGTAGCAGTTCCAAGTGATAACTCTGGTATTCTAGCAGAGTTTGAGAAAAAATCAACCTTTGGATATTTTGCCAAAGTAAATTTAAATCCTACGGGTGATAGAAAGTTGCGGTTTGATATTTGTTTTCCAAATGCCGAACTAGTCATTATTCACCGCCTCCTCCGTTGCCACCACCATTACCACCACCATTACCATTAGAGTGACCATTGGTGCTGCCACCATTACCATTACCGTTTCCATTACCATTCTTTCCATTCTTTTTTTCTTCTGGATCAGATTTTAGATATCCACCATATCCAATCTTATATCCAGTGGGAATTTTTTTGCACTTCTTATCAGTATGGCAATAATATTTCCCTTCTGGGCATTTTTTTGCCTCTGATATAAAACTTTTAAAGTTTTTCATCCTTCTATGATTAAATTAAACCATTCTTCACTCATACCTTTGATTATATCATCAGCAGATTCTTGATCAGCAGCATATCCCTCATGGATTAAATGATCAGAAACCTTCTTATAATTTTGATGAGCTTCTTGTGTCTGTCTTGGACTTGGTTTCATCGTAATTCTAGCTTTATTTGTATTTAGACAAAAAAAGAGACCCATGAGGGTCTCTAGAAAAATATGTAAAATATGAATTACATAAGGTTTGCAACTTTAACTCTTCTGTAGTATACGTTGCTGTTACGTGAAAGAACACCAGGAGTGGTTGTTGTTGCACCTTTAGCAAATGGGTTTGCAACAATTCCGTAACGAGTCTTAAATCCAATTTTTGGTTGGAAACTATCTGGACCGACACTTCTTACCATCTGTAATGGAACGTATGGGCAGTAGAATATACCTGCGTCATAAGGTGAAGTACCTTTATAACCTGCAACATAGTACTGTGAAGCAGCTACGTTTGCAGCATATGGGTCGATGTAGACTCTGAACTTACCTGCAAGAACACCAGCAAATGTATTACCTGTGTCATCTACATTTAAGTTTGCATTTAACGCTGGTGTGTAATCAAGTACACCTGCCATTGTTAATGCTGAAGCAACGTCTGCGGAACATAGGATCATGTTACCCTTTCCACGACGAGTTCTTTGTGCGATTGCGTTAGCATCTCTTTCGATCTGGAAGATCAAACCTTTGAACTTCTCAACAGACCATCTTCCGTTTGAGTCAACGTCTAAATCGAAAGTTCCACTTGTTGCTGTATTAACAGCAGCACCTGGTTCTGCTACGTTATAGATTGTTCTAATAACTTCTCTGTTGATCTCAGCAAGAATCTCAGTTGATAGAATGTTTGCTAACTCAGCCTCTGCATTCAATCCGTGGATTGCTTTAAGGTCTTGAGCTAATTCTAAACTGTACTCTGCTTTTAGTGCTCTGGACTTAGCAGTAACAGTAACCTTCTCAATTGAGAATGCCATCTGATGGAATGCAGCTGCACCTGTACCGTCAAGTGCTTCTGAGTCCTGAGTCTTCATTCCTTGACCTACAGGGTAGATGTCGGACTGAACACTGGTGCTTGTTACAGATGGATCAAGTAAACCTGGATTAGATGTACCTGCAGTTGTGGTTGTACCTAAACCAACTGCTCCATCAACCATACCACCAGTTAGACTTCTTCCTTCATTCTGACCAGAGAATGCGGAATCAACCTCGTTGTAGAATGTCTCATTTCCAGATGGACCTTCAAGACGAGATCTCATAGCAAAGATAAGTCCTGTAGGACCATTCATAGGTTGTACACCAGCAAGGTCATATGCCACTAAGTTAGGCATAGCACGACGAATTAGGCTGATAAGCACAGGGTCGAAACCTGCTACTGGTGATGCTCCAGTTCCACTGAATCCAGGATTTCCTGTTCCAGATGGATCTGTGTTCATAGTGGGTTGTTCTGTTAAGAACTCCCTCTCTTCTCTTAATGCTTTTTCTTGGTTTTCCAAGAGAACTGCTGTAACCATCTTACGATGAGGATCAGTAATTTTATCCTGACCTTCTGCGTTTAGTAGTGGTGCCCATTTCTCTTGTAAAGCCTCAGTATTAATAGGGGCTTGCATTTGAAATTTTACCTCGTTAAAAGTTTAGTTTGAATTTATGATATAAAAATCATTTTTTAGAAACTCTAGTCAGAGTCTTAAGATATGCTTCCATAGTTGGACTATAACTTGTAGTATCAACTGGGGAACCTGCTTCCTCTGTTAGATTCTCTGTCTGGTTTCTTTGAGCTACTTTTGTTGGGAAATAAGATTCCTTCAACGTTTCTAGCTTCTCACGGTATGCTGTTTCACTTTCAAACTCAACATTATCTACTAAACCAGCCAACTTGTCCTTTTGTGTTTGGGCAAGTCCATCAGTTACTTCTGCAAATACTACATCGGATACCGATTCGGCTAATCTCTTATTAAGAGCAACATTCTTCTCGATTTGCTCGTTGAGTTTACCTTCCATTTCATCAAGTTTATCTACCATGCTCTCGATGACATCGTATTTTTCTTCAGGGATTGTTACATAATGTTCTTCAAATAGACTCTTCATTCCAGAGATGAATGATTCAGTCATTTCTTCTTTAAGACCTGACTCCACTGCAAGTTGATTTTCTGCAATCCACTCGTCAGCCACATACTCAAGGTATGAGTCAACACGGTCTTTTAATTCTTCTTTGATTGAAGCAACTTCTTCTACGAGTTTTTCTTCGTAAGAAGCAGTTAGTTCTTCTTTAATTCCTTTTACTTTGGAATTAATTGCAGCTTCAAATATAGTTGCTGCTTTTGCTTTGAAGTCTTCTGAAAGTTCTTCACCTTCGACAAGAGCGTTAATGTCATCCTCTATGGAATACTCAATTTTCTCTTCGTCTTCTGCGACGACTTCTTCTTCAGATGTTTCTTCTTCAGAAACCACTTCATCCGTTGTTGTTTCTTCTTCAGAAACTGTTTCGTCAGTAACCTGCTCATCTTCGGCAACTACGTCACCTTCAACTTGATCCTCTTCTTTCATACCTGCTGGCATAGGATCTGCTGGTTTTGCACCTTTGTTGACAATATCCTTAACTTGCTTAAGTGTAGTGCCAGGTGTTTTTAGTTTTGCCGACTCATCATCGACTTTATAGTTTTGTGGAGTAGGACCGCCTAAATCTTCAACAGTGCCAGTTTGACCAGGAGTTGTCCCAGTTAGACTTGGCATTGCATCAGCTTTAGCAGCTCCTTTAGTTACTGCGTTTTCCATTTCTTGTAAATTGTTGCTACCAACGGACATGTGATTAAAAATTAATAATCTGTATTTATTTATAGAACTTAGAGATTAGAGAGAAAATCGTTGAATAGATTTAACTTATGCTCTTCTAATTTTCTTTGATCTACGAGAGTATTTATTCTCTTTTGTGTTTTTTCTGCGAGTTGTTCACGAAGAATTCCTCCTTCCCAAACCCACTCTTTTCCTTCCATAATTCCAGACACAAATGCGTCAGGTGCAGAAGGATCGGCAACGATATCAGCAGCTGTTGCTAACATGAAATCTTCACCTACAACTTTGCATCCATGAAGGTCTTCTTTTAGTGAACCAACACCACGAGAAGATACTCCAAGTGTTACACCTTCACCGATAAGATTTTGTGCAATCTTACCCATAGGTGTAGAAAGTAATTGTGCCTTTCCAATAAAATTATTTCCTTCTTGTCGAAGAGAAGTAATCTTATGAGATACACGATCAAGATTTACAGTAGGACCATCAGGATGTCCAAGTTCTCCTAATGCTCTACCTTTACTAACAAAACTTTCATTATATCTACCAACTTCTTTTGCAAGAGTTGCCATAGGATACATTCTACCATTACGATTTTTAATTTCACCTTGAAGGAATACTCCCTCAATATACATTTTCTTTTTAGCGCCTTTTCCTTCGACGATAAATTTAACTCTTGAAACTTCCTCTGTAATTAGTTTCATTAGAAATCTCCTACTATTTGAACTTCTGAAATATGTGTCTTACCAGTTCCTCTAACTGCAACTTTTACTAGTCTTCGGATCTCACCTACTGCATCAGTAGCAGATAAATTAGCATCACCATAATTTAAAGTTACAGTTCCTGATTGAACTCCGTTTATTGGATCTGGTCCTGTAACTGCTGTAACTGATGCACTTGTAGTATTGATACCAGCAGGAGCACATCCTGTTACTGCAACAGTATCACCAACAACAAATGGAGCTTCTGTTCCTGATGGGAATCCAAACTTAATTGCTGCAGATGCATTAGTAACTGATGCTGTTTGTATTGAAGCAACACTTTCTTTAAAAACTGTTGGAGTATCAATAGGTACAAATATACTTTGATTATCCGTTGCTGTTGGAGAAGTTCCAACTGAAACAAATGCATCACCACCAGCTGGTGTTACCCTAAGATAACCCGATTTTAATGCTATTGATCCACTTGTTGCGTTTCCACTAACAGATGCAATTTTTTGTACGACTTTTATAGCTGCCATTTTGTATAATCAACCGTGATAGTGTTATTTATGATTGTTCCTCTTCTTCCTCTGTAGAATCATCGGAAACTTCTTCTTCTTCTGCATTTGCTATTGTCGGATCAAACATTTGCATAGCAATATCAGGTCTTTGAGAATTAATTCTCTCAGCAGCCTTACTATACAATGCATCTTTGATCGTGTCTGATACATCAGCAGGGGATTTATCAGATGCAATCAAGTCAAGTAATTCATCCATATTATTAATGTTATGTTAAGATATCTTGATTATTTATATCTCCGCAGACTTGACATCTTTTTGGAACTGAGCATCAGTTGCCATTGCATCAGATTCTAAGTCAGGTTCTACAGGGACATTTCCTAAATCTCCACCACCTTCAAGTGGTTGTCCAGTGATAGGATCTACTGCACTTGGATCAGGAATTACACCATCTTTAATTTCTTTTTTAATTAATTCGTCTTGTTCTTCAATCTCTTGATCTGTTTGACGAAGAACTTTTGTACGAACATAATGATTAGAATAATACTTACCAATATAAGGTTCAATTGTTGCTAAAGTTCCAAGTCTTTCATTCATTAATTCAGACTCTTTTAATTCAGCAAACTGATTATCATATAAGAAATCATATTGAATATGATCACTTAGAGAATCCCAATCTTCTGGTGTAATAACATTCTTTAATATTAATTGAGTTTTAAGTAAATTATTAAATAGATTTGAAAATCTCTTTCTCAATCTTCCTACAAATTTTGCAAACTTTAATTCATCTCTTAATATCTCTGATGAACGACCTAAATTAAATCCACCATCACTAGCAATTCTTGATTCGGGAACACCCAATGCACGATATAATTTTTTCTGAAAATATTCGATATCTGTAAGTTCACCTAAATTTTGTCCACCAGGTAAAGTTGTGATTTCAGTTCCTCTTCCACCTTCTCTTCTTGGTAGCCAGAAGTCTTCCATCATTGACATAAATTTACGATCATCACGAACTTCTCCAGTTCCTGCATCATAAACAAGTTTATTTCTATAACGAGACATCACTTCTTTAAGGTATTGCTCTGCTTTTACCTTTGGAAGATTACCAACATCAATATAGAATATTCTTCTTTCTGGTGCTCTTGACAATCTATAAATCACAAGACTATCTTCAATCATTCTTAATTGATTGAGTGCTTTGATTGCTTTATGAAGATACGAGAGAACTCGGTTCTTATTTCGATCTACTAAACCTGATGTACAATATGTAATTGAATCTTTTGCAATTTTAACTGAACCTTTACCTGCCTGTGCAACCATACCAGTTGGATAGTTAGGTTTCATTGTGTAGATATAATATTCATCAAACTTAGGATTTGGAACATCATCAGATTTATTATTAATTCTTACATATGGATCATCTCTACCATTTGCTTTCTTTTCTTGACGAATATATTTTAATTTCATTGGGTCAATATATCTCAAATCCTGTATTCCTTCTTGTGGATTTTTTGAATCTATGACTTTTAGATAATATAAACGACCATCTATATACCAATTTCTAAAAATTTCGTGAGACTTTTTATCAAAGTCCATTAATTCTTTAAGATATCTGAATTCTTCTCTAATTTTTTTCTTTATACCTTCACTTGCATTCAAATTTGACAATTCAACTTCAACAGGAGAATCATATAAATCACTGACTATCGCTTCATTCACGACATCTTCAATGGCACCATCTGCTTCTGGATGCAGTGCCATCTCTCGATATCTTTTAATTAATTCGTGTTCATCACGATATGCACCCTCAATATCTACGTATTGACCATAAAAACCACTAGCAATATAATTATCAACCCCGTCCTCATTATTTTTGGGGACAGGGCTGATAATACTAGCGGATTTATCCTGTGTTTCGTCAATTGAAAAACC